CGTGAGCGCCACGCCCACGTCGGCTGGATGACCCGCTCAAAGCACTGCCGCCCGGCGGCGATGTCGATGCCGATGATCGACGCTTCGCCCTCCATCGGCAGGTGCGCAACCAGCGCCACCGACTGACTGACGGCGTGCATCGGCACGAACCTGGCGACCTCGAAGTCGACGTCGCCGCTCGGGCCGTCGGCGCACAGCGGCGCCGATGCGTACAACCACAATTGCACGGCGTGCGACTGCAAGAAGTCGGCGGCACTCTTGCCCGTCTTGGTGTCGAGGATGAAGCACTCGCCGGTCGAGCGGTGCCGCACCACCCGGTCGAACCTGCCGGCGACCATCAGGTCGGGGTGCACGATGACCTGCTCGCTGGCGACGATCTCCAGGTCGTGCGAGTCGAGCAGCGTGCGCCACGTCTCACGGATCGCAACGACCTCCGGCGTCTCCAACACGAACACGCCACCGTCGAGCAGGTCGGTGATCTTGTGCACGGCGGTGCCGTAGTCCCGGCCGCTCGACGCACCGGCAGCGGTCATCGCTTCTTCGCAGATGGCGTCGAGCGCCTTCTTGTCGTCAGCGTTGGCGGCGACAGCGGTCAGCAGGTGCGGTTGCAGAGCGAGCCCGATGGCGGTCTGACGGCGACGCCAGAAATCGAGGGCGCTGGAGTCGTCGGGCACCTTGGCGATGGCGCTCGGCGACTTGCACCGCTTGCCGTTCAGCCAGTAGCCGTGCGCCTTGGCGGAGTACTTGAGTTTCACCGCCCGCACCCCCCACGCCGCTCGCTGATGACGATGTTCCACAGCCGGTCGAGTTCGGCGCCACGCTCGTCGAGCCGTTCGGCTTCGTCCTGCAGCGCTTGGCGCTGCTCGCCGAGCCGCCACAGGGTGACGGCTAGGCCGAGCTGCACGCCAGCGGCGAATGCCAACAGGTGCCAGATCACGCCGCACCTCCGTCGAGGTCGATCACGCCCAGGCGCTGCGACCCGATTCCACGGGGAACGCCTGGGCGGCCTGCACCGCTGAGGGGAGTTGCGGTGCGGCGATGGTGGTGCTCGAGGCGACGGCCCGCCTCACGGACGGCCTTGATGTCGCTGCGGCCGAGCACGGCGCAGATGAGCTGCAGGTCGAGCGCCGTCAGCGGCTCGTCGTCCTGCCAGTCGAACGGGCGAGCGTCGGCCAGCGGCCGCAGGTTGGCGACGTGGCCACCGAGCAGCATGGTGAACGGCTGGCGGCTCATCGGTCGCACCAGCGCAGCCAGGCGTAGGTGCCAGCGGCCCACACGGCGAGGCAGGCCACAGCGGCCAGCCGGTCAGACCAGGCGGCGATCACGACGCCACCTCCGGCAGCGGTGCCATCACGGCCCGCATGTCGGCGATGCGCACGTCGCCAAGCACGTCGGACAGACCGTCGATCAGTTGCACCAGTTCGGCGGTGGTGGCGACGAGCGCCACACTGCCGATACCGAGCGAGATGTAGTGCCGGGCGCCGTGGTTGTGCTGGACGACCGACGGCGGCCGGTGCCTCGGCAGGCTGCCGTGGGTGTTCAGGTGGGCGTCGATCTGCGGGCCGTTCACGATGCCACCGCTCTGGTGTCGGGCTTGGATAATGGCGGTCAGAGCGTCAGCCCCTCCGGTTGGTGTGTTCCCCACGAGCGACACAATGGGCCATGCGACCCTTGCCTGTCAATAGGCAATCTGAAAAACTTCCCAGAAAACGCCAACAGCCCCCCGCCTTGCGGCGAGGGGCGTGGCGTCGCACAGCTCAGGGGGCGCTGCGAACGAATCAGTCAGGCGGCAGCAGGTCGTGCACGGCCATCAGGTCACGGCGGCGCTGCTCGAGGTGTCGGCGCTGGTCATCGGCACGAACCAGCAGCCGCTCCAGCGACAGCAGGTCGATCTGCGTCAGTCCTGCGCTTCGGGCGTCGGCGACGAGGGCCGCCAGGGCGTGCTCGATCACAGCTCGGTCACCTCCATCACCATGCCGTCGGGGATGTGGATGATGTGGTCGAGCGCACCGTCGTCGCCGATCGACTGGGCGAGCGAGACATGGCCCGGCTTCGGCTCGATGCGCCACCCGACCGTCGTCACCCGGTAGGGCTCGGCGTCGATGTCGGCGGGCAGCACCCAGCCGCCCGCACGATCAGCGTGAGCGTCGTGCCAGACGACGACGACGGCGGTGCCGGTCACCAGCCCTCCTTCGCACGGTCCTGAGCGTAGATCGGCGCCATCCAGGTGCGGCCACGCTCCGGCGTCATCAGCCACAGCGCCTGCGCCGGTTCCTGGAAGCCGAAGTTCGACACGGCGGCGTATTCGTCGTAGCCGACGAGTGAGCCGTTGATGATGAAGTTCGGTCCCCACGTCAACTGGTGCCAGTGGCCCATGACGAGCAGGTCGTACGGCTGCTGTACGGCTGCGTAGCGGGCACGCTTGCGGGCGTCGAGCCGCATGATCGGCGGCCAGATACCACCGATGCCAGAGCCGCCGGTCACCTGGTCGCCGTGCGTCACGCAGACCGTGTGGCCGTAGGACTGCACTAGGGCGTCGGCCGAGTCGGCGATGTCGAACGTCACCCGCGCATCCTTGCGGAACTCTCGGGCGAGCAGGTGGCCGGTGAACCAGTCCCAGTTCGTCCGGGCGCGGAACTTGGCCATCGGCTTGCGAGTCGTGCGGCCGTGGTTGCCGACGACGACAGGGACGTGCACCTTGCCGAACTCGTCGGCGAGCAGCGACAGCGCGGCAGCGAGTTGGTCGCTCCAGTGCAGCACCGAACCCATGATGGTGTCGGCGTTGGTGTGTTTCAGTTCTTCGTGGATGTCGCCGGCGTACAGGTCGCCGGCCAGCGGCACGACGATGCCGTCGTAGGCGACGCCGGTCCAGTAGTCGCGGCAGACCTTCACCGTGTGCTCGACCGTGGTGCGTAGCCGCATCTCAGCGATGGCGCGGTCGTACTTGTTGACACCGCCGATCTGCGCCGGGTCGACGACCTCATCGAAATGCAGGTCGCTCAGCAGCAGCCACGGCGTACCGCTGTGGGCGCTGGCCTTGCGAGGCGAGCGCATCCACTTCGGCGGCTCGGCCGGGCGTGCCTTGTCGAGCCGGAGCATCGCCGACAGTTCCTGCTCGGCTCGGCGGCGCGCCTCGTTGGCGACCTCGAGCTGGTGCATGGCGTCGGCGTGCTTGCGCTTGAGGTCGTACGCATCGCGGGCCGACTCCGCCAGTACGGCGTCGATGTCAGGCGTGTCCACGACTACTCACACACTCGCGACGGCGATGCCGGTCGACGACGTTGCGGCTGAGTGTGACGCCGATCCGCTCAAAGGCGTCGAGCAGCGACTGCGACGAGTAGCGCTTCCTGTCGTCGAGTGCCGCCTCAAACTTGGCTCGCCAGTCGGCAGGCATCTCGGCTAGGGCGGTGCACAGCGTGCAGGTGCCGCCCGCCCGCTTGCGGACGTTCGCGGCGAGGATGGCGTCGATGTCGACGCTTGGCTGGGCCTTGCTCACTGTTGCCTCCCTGTGGCGTTGTGCCCGGCGCACACCGGGCGTTGGTGCTCGGCTCAGAGACCGGGCGGCACGACCGAGGCGGGCGACATGCCCGGCACTCGAGCGGATGCGATCGACGTGAGCAGCGACACCAGCGCCGCCGACGCTGCGAGCGCAGCGACGTTGCTGAGGTTGGCGCCCCACAGATCGACGCCGACAGCGTCCTGGCCGATGGCGACGAGAGCGACCTGGGCGGCGGTCTTGATCGCTCGCTCAGCGGCGTCGGCCCAGAAGGCGAGGTGGAACAGGTGACGGGTCATGTGGGTGTCCCTTCGGTGGTGACGGTGGCGATGGCGTCGACGGCGTCGGCGTGCCGGTCGTCGACCAGTGCGGCCACGGCAGCGATGACGGCGTCGACCTTCGCTTCGATCGTCGGCGGGGTCGGCGTCGGGTCGGCGGGTGGTGGCGCGACTGCCGTGGTGCCGTCATCGGGCACCACCGTGAAGCCCTCGGGCGGTTGCCAGTCCGGGTCCGCGTCGGCGTCCCACATGACGACGTTCTGCGCTACGCCATCGGCGTCGAGGATGAGCCAGCGTTCGACTGCCATCAGAAACACACCACCATCACGAAACCTCCGCCTCCATTGCCACCTGCGCCACTGTTCGCACCGTTCGTCGATGCGCCACCACCGCTACCGCCAGCGCCGTAGCCGCCAGCGCCACCGGCACCACCAGCGATAGTTCCGGCTGCGTTGCCGGAACCGCCACCACCACCGGCACTGCCGCCGTACACGCCGGGGATGAGCGTCGGGTTGACGCCTGCGCCGCCTGCGCCGCCACCGGCAGTGCCAGCGGCCGGGGAAGTCGTGCTGCCAGTGCTTGTAGTCCGCAGCCCAAGGCCGCCCGCGCTTGGTGTATTGGCGACGTCAAGGCCGCCACCAGACGAACCGCCCACTACGGAAATGTTGACGCCAGTATTGGAGCCAGCACCACCAGTTGCAGATGGGGACGCTTGACCACCCCCCGGGAATGTGCCGGTCCCGGAGAACACGCCGCCAAGGTTGCCGCTTGCCGTGCCACCACCACCGCCGCCGGACACCATTCCGGAGAGGAACGTGCCGAACTGTGAGAAACCGCCAGACCCGCCATTGTTGCCGTTGGTGTCGTTTGTTGTCACCGCCAAACCACCAGCGCCACCTGCGCCGACCGTGACCGCTACCGTGCTTGGCAAGTCAGCGATGCGGAACGTTGCCACAACCGGGGCATTGAATCCGCCACCCTGACCACCGCAGCGAACCGTGCCCGCTGCGCCGCGACGGCCAGAGCCGCCACCACCAGCACCACCGAGCAGAGTCACCTGCGCCCATGTGTAAGCAGCATCGGTCGGCTTTGTCCACGTACCCGACGACGTGAACGTCTGCACGTCGCCTGCGGGCGTGACCCCCAGATTCGTGCGGGCCGTGGCGGCCGACGCCAGGTCGCTCAGGTTGTTTTCTGTCTGCGCAAACGCCGACGCCGCAGCCGTCGCCGCTGACCCGAGGCCGAGGTTCGTCCGCGCCGTCGCCGCCGACGCCAGGTCGCTCAGGTTGTTCGTCGCGATCAGCGCACCGGCACCGATGCCGAGCGCCACCGACAGCGACACCGCCGCACCGCCGACCGTCACCGCCAGCGACGCCGACGACGACGTCGCCACCCCGGCGGTACCGACCGGCCACACCGTCAGCGACCGGGCGATCAGTTGGAACGGACCCTGGCCGTTCACCAGCGCCGACAGGCTGAACAGGTACTCGGCTTTCGTCTGTCCCGACGACTTGAGCGCAGTGGTGTTGGCGGCGCTGAATGCCACCGTGGTGACGGCGCCCGCCTGCGACACCGTCGGCGACACCGCCACGACCGCACCGAGGCCGTCGCGGATCGTCAGCGTCGGCGACGTGATCGTCGCCCCGCTCGACGTGACCGAGATCGTGAACGGGTCACCGGCGACACACTCGGCGTCGAGCTGCGCAGGCAACTGCGAGACGGTGGGCATCAGGCGCTCTCCTTCTTGCGTCGAACTGGCTTCGGGGCTGGCTCGGCCTCGACGATGCGCAGCCGTTGCGAGTGATCCCGCAGATCGGCCTTCACCTCGCGCAGGTCGGACTTGATCTCGATCTGATCGGCACGCATGTCGCCGACGACAGCGGCGATCGAATCGACCGTCGCAGCAGTCTTGGCGTGGTCACTGCGGTTATCTCGATGCACCCGTGCCTGTAGCCAGATCGTGGCCAGGCCGAACGCACCGCCGATGACGGCGACGATGATGGTGGTCATGCCACCAACTCCGTCCAGCGAGCCTTGATCGGGCCGGGGCACGCCGTGGCGGCGACCTGGCCGTGCTGCACGATCCGCACGCCCGGCGCCACCGCCTGCGTCCACTTGAGGACGTCGACCAGCCAGCGGAACGAGGCGACCTGCGCATCGGTGCACGGATCGTCGACGCCGTTCAAGAACAGCACGCCGTACGAGGTGGCGTTGCGGCCTGCGCAGTGGGCCGCCTGGTAGGCGCCGGCAAACTCGGCGATGCGGCCGTCGGCGTGGATCACGTAGTTGTACTCGTTGGCGCGCCACCGGTGGATCGACTGCACCGACTTGGCGAGGTCGGCCGAGGCGTACGACCGGGCGTTGCCGGTGTAGTGGACCACGATCATGCCGAGGTTGCGGGCCAGCGCCCGCCGAGCGGTGATGCGGTTGGTGTTCGTCACCCGGGCGGGCAGGCCGACGTCGGTGCGGGGGGTGATGGTGGGCATCAGGAGTACCGCGTTGTCATGCGGTAGCGGCCCGAGATGTCAATGGCGTGTCCTGGGGTCGCTCCCCAAGTGAACGGCGCCGTCGCGCTCACTTGGTTGATGACGGCGTATGTGGCGGCAGTGTTGATGCAGTCGAGGTGGACGTTAGTCGCGGCCCCAGTGAGTGACGCTGCCCCCGGATAGAACGAGCCACCAGTGTCATAGAACCCGACGCCGAACTGTGACTGCAGCGTCGCCTTGGCTTGGGCGACTGGCAGCGTCATCAGCAGCCGGGCCGTGATCGCCGATGTCGAACCCCATGTGAACCGCGCCCTGAAGTCAAGCCAGCCATCCGACCGGTGATACTCGGCATCCCATGAGCCGTTGCCGACCGTGAGACCGGTCATGGTGGGCGTCCACGACACCTGCGGCTCCGCCAGGATGATCCAGCCGGTGCCGTCGTAGTAGAGAATCCGGTTGGTATCGGTCTCGGTGATGAGCACGCCCTCGTAGAGGTTGCCACCGGTGGGTCGGGTGGCGCTGGTGCACAGCGTCGGCGACTGAGCGTTGATGTCGGCGGCGGTGAGGACGTCGCCAGCGGTCCATGTCTTCCAGGCCATGTGGCCCCCTTCATGTCAGAATGCGAGGACGTTGGAATCGAGACGGCCGAACACGGCGTCGTCGAGTTGCAAGAACGACCGCCGGTCGGCGTCACCGAGCGACAGCGTCACGGTGTGCGAGTCCGGCGTGATGTCGTGGGCGATGCCCTCGACGATGCAGTCACGAGACAGCGACGGCGCTACACCGTTCGGCGTCCAGGTCACCGAGATCACCGAAGCGATGTCGAGGCTGAGTACCGACACCTGCTGCGCGCTGGTGAGGGGCGCCAGTTCGACGACCAGTTCAGCAACACGCAACTCGGGCTCGTCGTAGATCCCGAGCAGATAGTTCGCCATGTCGAGCGACTGGGTGTCGGAATTGAGCAGCAGGCCCGTCTCGGACAGCGACGATGCGCCATAGAGCGCCTGCGACGCTGCGTTGCTGACAGTCTGGAGGGTGCCGCCCTCACGGTCGATGCCGACCCGGTTGTAGAGCAACTCCGAGCCGTACGACATGGCGATGCCCTGGAACGGCACACCGGTGCCGTCGTCGGTGAACGTGACAGCAATGCCGACGTTGAGCGGGTCGAGCCGGTCTCGGAAGGTGACGACGCCCGTGCGACTGGCGTAGAACCGGCCGAGATCCGAGCGGGTGACAAGTTGCAGGTAGTTGAGGACGTTCGATCCCCAACTCACACTGTCGCCCTGGAGCACACTGACGCCGGTGTCGATCGACCGGTTGGACGTGAACGCCACCTCGGACCGGTCGAGCGCGGCGGTGATCCGGGGGCCAGCGGTCTGCGATGCAGTGGCGGTCCAGGCATCGAACTCCATGCGGCCCAGTTGGCCGAGAGCATCGACGCACTCAGCGAAGGCGAGCGACTGCCCGCCGACGTCGTATTCGAGGTTCCAGTCGCCGATGACGCCGTCGAAGATCGACACGCCCGCCGACGCGATGCTGACCCGCTTGCCCGGACGAACGTTGCCGACGTAGGGCGACGAGGCGTAGTTCGGGTCGTAGGTGCGGGTGCGGTTCTGAAGTTGGACCGATGCCCTGCCCGCTGGGATGTCGGTGAACAGTTGCGAGTCTCGGCCACGGCGCACACTGACGCGCATCGTGTCAGCGGTGATGTCGGTGCCGATGTCGCCGGCGAGGATCGCTGCAGCGTTGTCGAGCTTGCCCTTGTTTGCCGTCGAGTTGAGCGTCAGGAAGTCGCCGCCCGTTGCTGACAGGTCGAAGAACGCTGTCACCGTCGTCGCTGGGGTCGCCATGTGCTACGACCTCCAGGCTGCGCCGTTGGACTTCTCGAACTTCTTGATCGCAGCGATGACAGCCTGCGGGTCGGCGCCGGTGGTGATGTTGATGACCATGCCGCCGCCGCCCCCGCCGACACCGATCCGGTTGTTCGGGATGACGGTGCCCGATCGGCCGGGCACCACGATCTCGGGGCCACGCTCGCCGACGAGGTACGGCGTACCAGCAGTGACCGGGCCGCCGGCGGCGCGCCCTTCCAACTCGTTGCGCAGACCGGAGCCGACCACCTGGCCGCTGATCGACACGATGCGATTGCGGGCAATCTGGTTCAAGCGGCTTTCGACGGCAGCAATGTTCCCGGCGTCGAGCGTGGCGATCAGCTGCGCCTTCGTCTCGGGCGGCACGCCCTCGAGCGCCATCACCATCTCGGCGATTGCACGGACGTAGTCGCGAGTCTCCTGCTCCGACCGGCCCGTTTCCGAGTGGTACATGTACATCTTCTCAAAGAAGTTGGTCCATGCGTCCTGCTGATTGAGCTTGCCGAGGAAGGCGCTGTAGGTGTCGTCGAGCGCAGCGGTGGACTCCTCAAGGTCCTCGACGAAGGTAGTCGCCTTGTCGACGGCTGGGCTGACCCGCTCGCCGTAGATCCGTGCCATCTCGGCGGCGGCTTCGGTGCCGTGCTCGATGGTGGTGGTGCCATCCTCGAGGTTGCCGGTGAAGTAGTCCCAGGCGTAGCTGATTCCATCCGTGGCGGAGACGTTGGACCCGATCGCATCGGTGAACGAGTCCATCGCTGAGGTGGCGACATCGACGGGGCTGGTGAGCTTTTTGGCCCACCCGGCCAGATCGGTGCCGGTCAGATCCTCGGCGGCGCTGCTGGCCGCTTGGAGCGCGTCGGTCACCGTGCCGATGGTCTCGGCAGCATCAGACAGCGCCGGAACGAGAGACTCGCCGACGGTCATCTTGACGGCCTGCAGTCGGTCGTTCAGGTCGTCCATGCGCTCGCGGAACTCGCGAGCCTTCTTCAGTTCGTCGGGGTCGATCACCTGGGCGTCGGCGACACCAGCGAGCGACGCCTTCA